ACTCCATGATATGTGCGTGTATTTCTTTCTCTTCTTCAGTAAGTTTCATACGATATTTTTGTTTAATATCAATCAATCGCACCATATCCATATAATGCTCTGGACTTTTATTAACAAACTCTTCGTATGTCAATCTCTTTGCCTCCAGTCGTCTGGTTTATCTTCAGTCCACCAGTCAACCATATCATCTACACTATCAAACCCACGCTTACCGAACCGATCAAATCCCGTACCACCAATATCAAGTTGGTTCAAAAAATCATCCATATCACCTTCTTGCATCGTAGGATTCTCTGCAGTCCTTCTTGCTTGTCTGAGCATTGTTCCTGCAGAACGATTTGCTTTCGCAAGTTTTTCTGCCCAAATCATATCTTCCAAACTAACTTCTTCATGCAAAGCAATTTTCTGACAAATTGATTCCAAACGAAGTCTATATTGTGTAGAGAGCATAATTATTCTCCATATAGGATTATTTAGAGTGTACTGAGTACATCAATGGTTGGAAACCATCCAATACTCTTCATAATAGAAATATCCGCAACATTATCTTGTCTTTCTCCTGGAGCATCTTCAAGAACTGGAAGATGTCCTTGTCCAAATGCCTTTGCAAGATCTTTTACTGCAACGGATTTACCTGTTCCAATCGTAACAGGGCCAGTTAAATCACTACTTGCAAGATAACGAATGGCACGACAAACATCTTTTACATGAATCCAATCACGCTTGTGGTTAGTTACATATTTTGCTTTTCCATTCTTTAACAACTCATACATCATATTTTCACGGCCACCAGGACCATAAACAGTTGTAAATCTCATGCCAACCGCATTGGGTGGAGCCATTTGTTCATTAATCCACTTAGACATTGCATATGGATTTGTCCAATATCCCTCTTCTACCGCACTAGAAGAAGCATAAAGAAGTCTTGTATTAGTTTTTCTACACCATTCAAATAAAGGTTTTGCAAATGCAACATTATTTTCGTAATATTTCTGAGGGTTCTCTTGACTATCACGAATATCTGCATATGCAGCCAAATGTATAACAAGATCGTAATCTCCTCCAGAAAAATCTTTAACATCATCTGGACGATCCAATCCTGTTACCCATTCATTATGAGTCTCCTTCCAATCATTAAAAACATGTCTTCCAATAAATCCTTTATGCCCAGTAATTAAAACTTTCATAAAACATCATCTTTCAATGTAACTTAGAGTATGATTTGTTGCATACAGTTGTTGAATAATCATATCACATCCAATCTTAGGATCACAATCCCCACATGTATAAACATCACAAGCAGCTTTACCATCTTCAGGCCATGTATGAATACTTATGTGACTTTCAGATAACAAACATAAAACGGTAACTCCTTGTGGATCAAACTTTTTAAAGATGGTTTGACATACAGTTGCACCACTTGCAGATGCGGCTTGTTCTAAGAGTTCCATAAGATAATGCTCATCGTTTAGTAAAACGAATGAGCATCCAAAGAGATTTAGAAGATAGTGTTTGCCCATCTAAGTAGGATTATCCTCCTGATCCTTGAGTAAACGACTGACGATTTGTTCTCTTCCGTCCATCATAGCTACCGTGTAAATAGAAGATCTCATGTATCTTTTAATTTTCTTATACTGTTTTTTAACTTCTTTAAGAGCATCAAGATTCATCTCAATGTTCATGTCCCCAGAGACTACTTTTTTTTCTTCCTCTCCGGTGGTTGATAGTTCCACATCTTTGGATTGATCGTTCCTTCCGTCCATTTAATACCTCTCACATCTCTGTATTTGTCCCAGTAATAATTAAAAATATCAACTTGTGATCCAGCTTGAACCACATCATATTGTGTCTCATCATCAACACCGTAAGATACCAAGTATGAATTCCTTGGTAAGTCACGATTTTTTGCTGCGGATGGATCACAATCTCCATGAATAATGTTCACAGACATATCAAGAACGATTCCCCCATTGGATATCGGGATACGCCTCAGAAACAAGTTCTTTGGTGATATTATATTTAGTTTGCAACTTTTTGTCCTTTACAAGACATAATACTTCAGCCTCACCAGGATGAAAGGACTCAAGCATATTGATGAACATCGTTTCTTTGCGAAGTCTATTCATCGCATCATTACCACCCTTCACGAAGTTATAGAACTTACTCCATTCTTTGCGAATGTTTGAGGATGGGGATTTCTCAGCGTTCTCATTTTCTTGAATGGGAACTTCACCCTCAGGTAGAACCGATACAATAGAGTCATCAAAGTTCCAGATCAACAGGGACTTAAGGAAATTCTCATTGTATTGTTGAAGAATACCAATCTTCTTGTCCTTAGTTCTTTCTGCAACTACTGCTGCAAAAATTTCATGAACATAAGAAGTTGGAGTCAGTTGAATTTTTTCTACAACTGGTTTTGCTGCGGGTTTACTACTCGTGGTAGTCTTTTTTGCGGCGGTAGATGATTTTCTACTCGTCGTCTTCTTCGTCGTAGTCGTCATAGCTATTTTCAAATCGTACTGCAATTACTTCGTCAGGAATAAGATTCCCATGATCATCAAACATTTCTGGATGAGCAAATACTTGTTGCGGAGTGGAGAAAACCACATGTTCTTTCCATAACCAACCAACTACACCACCAACTATCAAGAACATGAATGATATTAAACAAAAGATAGCAACTAAAGGTGCTGTCATGGCCTTGCCTCCGAGAGATTACTTTTTCTTTATATCCAATGAAAAGTTTAGATAAACGTGAATCTCTCTTCTGAAGAGAGAAACCATCTTACCAAAACTAAATTGAAACGTTTTTGGTGCTTCAGGTTTTTCCCTCCTTTTTCTTAACAATAATTCCACACCTCTATTTATGTGAAGCTCTTTAGGCCCACTCATAATTAAATCAATGAAAGAGCTTTTAGATAATCAATAGTATCGGTGCATCCACCAATGTGCTTATCGTCCATCACAACTTGTGGAAATGTGGATCCTTCACCAAATTCAGAATAAAACTCTTTTTTACTAAAATGTTCATCAAGAGTGTAAACAACATAGTCCTTTCCACAAAGTTCAAGGACTTTTTTTACTTTATAACAATACGGACAATCTTGTTTTGAATAAACAGTGAACTTCATTTCATTTGTGATATTTTGTAATATTTAGAGTTGTGGTTTATAGTAAATAATACACTAAAAATTAAAGTATGTCAATTTACATTACTCATTCATTGGATGACCAGTTCTCCAGGCAGTTGTGTCAGGGGGATCACATTTTGCGTCCCAGGATCGTACAAGCAACTCAGTAAACAGCTCCATTTTTTCTGGATGAACAGCAGCAGGATTTTGATTGATAGCCTCTTTAAGGGCAACCAACTCTTTCCATTCTTCATCTGTAAGGGGTTTGACACTGGATTGCGAATAGGTCATTAGTTCTCCTGCTGATTGTGTTCAAATTCTAACACAATCTTATATGACTATCTATAAACTTAATATTCTCTTTGGGATTGCGTTACACTACTTAATAAATTTATCCAGTGCATCAAGATCGTCTAGGAGTTCTTTTTCTTTCTTTTGGTCGTGATAATAAGACCACAGAGCATTATGAACTTCCATTAGATGATCGACCCAGAAACCTGATGGATAGATTCCTAGTGCGTCTTGGAGACCACGATGACTGGTTCCTTCACTTTCTGCCTTACACATAATGTGGCAGATTGCCTGAACCATATCAAGTTTATCTTCCTCAGAAAGCATGAAGTACTTTCCTATGGCTCGTTGTTTTGCCTCTTCATTTTTCTTCTGGAGTTCTTTACAGGCATCAGAGTTCCACCATTCTTGTAGCGCTTTACCAAGTTCGTTAGGTTCAGTCATAATGATACTGTTTCCACTCCTCTACATTAGTTTTTTCAAGATCAAAAATCATTTTATTCACTGGAGCTCTTGGTTTTCTTGCAAGTTTCATTCCAGTATGTTCCAAAAGCATACTACCTTTTTTTGTATTGCATGAACTACATGCAACGACTAAATTTTCCCAAGTATCTTCTCCACCCCTTGAACGGGGGAGAACGTGATCTATGGTTAGTTTAGATCTTGCACCACAATATTGGCAAGTATGATTGTCCCTTTTGTAGATCATGGATCTAGAGGGAGTAATGTTCATAATTTTAGACAGGGGTAATTTTACATAATCCAAGAGTCTAATAACTCTACTTGATAGAACTTGGGCTTTTTCTTTTAGGAGAAGAACGATGGCTCTTTTCCAATTTGTAAAATTGATTGGTTCATAACTAGAATTTAAAACCAATATTGTCTTGTAGGGTTCTATTGGTAACTCATGCATGGGGTTTCTTATGAGCTATCACTATCTAGTCAAGATCCAAAAGGACCCCAACGACCCCGTTTGGAATCATCGTCACCATTCATTCTCTCTTCCAACTTATCAATGAGTTTATCTGCAGAAATGAGATTATCAATATCCATAATCATTTCAGCAATATGTTTACCAACGAATGGTTTTTCTTGACGGGCAGCATAAGCCAATGCATTACGCAATGCAGCTTCTGCTTCTCTCAAACTAGTTTCTACTGATTCAGATAATGCCATTTTTGTTCTCCATTATAAGTATTGTTTGATGTAATTGTGATTTTTTACCAAAGAGTTTACAGATATTCTAGCATCACAGAACCCAAAGGCTAAACTAGTTCTCAATACTCCCATTTGGCTAGGTGCAGAACCATAATGATCCCAATTGGAAGGGACTAAACAACCAGTGTTAGGAATGTAGGGAACATATCTATATTGATTTTGGACAGGATTATAACAAACAAATTCTCCACCCCAATTAGTTTCCCAATAATCTGCACAAAATAATACAAATGTCCATATATTATTTTCAAGAAAATCAACATGAAATCTTCCAGTTTGACCAAATGTTTGTCCATTAATATGACACTTTATTAAGCGAAGATTTGTCTTTAAGTATTTTTGAACTTTCAATTTGGTTATGACCGCAGCATCCATAATAGGAAGAGTGTTTTGTTCGGCCATTCCCCAGAAATTTTTATATTGGTCGTAAGATTTATCGTCTGAAGAATTACTTAAAGTCCACCCATCAATAAATTCATCACGTAAAGCTATAAAGTTTTTTGCAGGCAGTACATCTTTAATGATGAATGGATAATCTAGTGACATTAATCAGGTACTCTCTTGTTTAAGGGAACTTCGGTTTTGTTGAAATTCTTCCACAATTTCTAGAATTTTTCTAGAAGTTTTTTTTGCGGAATCTTCATTCCAACTCTCATTGGAAACATTCAAAAGATAAATTTCATTTGAAATAGAATCAATAAGTTTATCGTAATTAGTCATTTTTTTGAGTTGTATAACAAATTGTGATAATAAAGAACATCTGGGTTCTCTAGGTCTTTACAACGTGGATAGAAGATGCCGTCACGATAACATGCAGCTTCTGGATCAGGTTTGTCATATTTTAACACAACATCAGGAGGTTGTCTAAAATTACAGAGTTCTCCTTGTTTTGTCATAAAGTTATCAAAACATAACCCAGCAACAAATGGAGCAAGAAGTTGAAGTGTATACATCAACACTCATCCATTCCAAGAGGTTGTGTTACTTTACGCAACAGATATGACCCATCACCTTTTTCAACCCACTCAATTTCATCACCTTCTTTCAGGTTTGCTGCTTCTAGAAGATCATCTGGGAATGTTACACAGTAAATATCTTCATCAGTGTCTTCATCTCTGACTTCTTCAACAGGAAGAACCCACTTCTTTACTTTATTTTCTTTTACAACAATTTTTTCTGTGGATCCGACTTTGCGTTTAGTCACGGTCTTACCACCATCAGGGGACTCGTAAACCCATCCACCTTCATACTTTAGACGATTTGGATCGTTTCTATCGTATTCATAATAAT